TCTTAAGCAAAGAACACTTTAAAGGGCGGCTTCGGCCGCCCTTTTTATTTGCAAACCCCTATCTAAAAGCGTATATTGTAAACACTGCATATTTATAAATAGTCAGTATGGACTCGTGCAGTAGACAATGTCTCAGACTGTACTGGCGGAAAAGGAGACCAATATGGCAAATTCAACTTTTAGCGGTCCGGTCAGATCAGAAGGTGGCTTTAACGTAATTAACAAGGCAGATTCTACTGGCGCGGTCACAGAAACTGGTTTTTCAGTTAACTCAACTGGACAACTAATATCAATGGGAACTAGAAAGATTCAATCTTTTGCTGGCTCCCTAGCAGCTACAAACGCAGCATCAACTGCTTATGGAGATGGTGATGTTCTTGTAGAGCTCGGTGCATTAAATACAGACGCACCTGATGATTTAGTAACACCTACTAAATTTTTCATTCACAGAGCATTAATAGGAATCACAACAGCAGCAGGTGAAACCCTTGCTGGTGGTTTATCATTAAGTGCAACTTCTGGCACAGCAACTAACTCTGCAGTTTCTTCAGGAACTGAAATCGTTGGTGCTGGTGTAACATCTTTTAATGAACAATTAAGTGCTACACAATCAATTACAGAGATTGATATAAACTTTAACAATAGTGCTGGTAACTATCACATCTTTGTTCCAAACATTACAGCGGCGATTGCTAGCAAAAACTTATATGCTTTTGCTACTACAGCGGTAAACGCTGACATAACTGCTGGAAGATTTACAGTAGAATTAGAATACTCAGTATTTTAAAAATTAACGTGGGGCTTCGGCCCCACACGTTCTTAATTAAGGAGGGAACATGGCAGACACAGTAACAGGACCAACAATCCTACAACAAAACGACAAACGAGTTACAATCAAAATAGTTGTACAATCTGATGGAACAGGTGGCACAACTGTATTTGGTGATGTATCAGCTCTTGCAGCTGACGAACACGGTAATTCTGTTAGCACTTTATCTCTACAAAGAGTGTGGTGGTCGTGTGCGAACGGCGATGGCGGCGACGCTTTTGCTCGTTTAGATTATGAAGATTCAGATGGAGATATTCCGATCATAACTTTAATTGATTCTGGCTATTGGGACTTTAGAGAGTTTGGTGGTATACCAGCGAACACTAGTTCTAACTCTAACGAAAATGACGTCAACTTCGTTGTGGCAGCAGCAGCTGACTCTGGTAATTCATATACTTGCATAGCAGAATTTCTTAAGAACTACTAAGGAGTAAAATATGGCTGTATCGGGATCTACAGATTTTAATCTGGAAGCCGCAGAGGTTATTCAGGAAGCTTACGAAAGATGTGGTTTACAAGAGATTAGTGGTAAAGATTTACGCACGGCTGTTCGCACCATGAACATTCTTATGTCTGAGTGGGCTAACAGAGGATTAAACTTATGGACCGTATCTCTTGGGACACAATCAACAACAGCTAGTGACAATGATTATGATTTAGATACAAATATTATTGATATACTAGAAGTTAATTTAAGAGACGCTAATAATCTGGATACCACGTTGACAAGAATTAGTAGAGCAGACTATCACATGCTTCCTAATAAATCATCGGAGGGAAAACCGTCACAGTTTTATTTTGAACGAACAACAACTCCTACTTTGTTTTTATATCCAACGCCTGACTTATCAACGTACAGTGTAAGATATTATTTTTTAAAGAGATTAGATGATATTGATGTTCCGTCAGACAATGCGAACGTACCATTTAGATTTTTACCTTGTCTGACAGCAGGAATGGCTTATTATCTGGCGATGAAAAAAGCGCCTGACAGAGTTTCTTTATTAAAAGCTGTTTATGACGAAGAGTTTAAAAGAGCAATGGATGAAGACAGAGACAGAGCTAGTTTTAGCGCTGTTCCTGGTAGGTCTTATTTCAATAATTATTAACCAGGAGGTTATATGGATAAGTTAAAAGCAATCAAAGACTGGGTAATGGCACTCGATAAAAAGAAAAAAATAGCTATTGCAGCAGTTGTTGTAATTACAATTATCGCAATAATAGCGTAATGGAACCAAGAGCAAGCACAGACTATATTGTTATCCATTGCTCGGCTACCAAGCCGAGCATGGATGTTGACGCTGAAACAATTAGAAACTGGCATGTTAATGAAAGAGGTTGGCGCGATATAGGTTATCACAAAGTTATAAAGAGAAATGGAGAAGTGCAAGATGGTCGTGATATTAGGGATTCTGGCGCACACGCAGCGGGATACAATGCTAAAAGTGTTGGTGTGTGTATGGTGGGTGGAATGGCTGAAGATAATTCTGCTGAAAATAATTTTACTCCTCACCAGTGGGTAGCGTTGATTATGGAAATAAAAAAACTATCTGAAATGTATCCTGAAGCAAAGATTATAGGACACAATGAAATAAGTGAAAAAGAGTGCCCATCGTTTGATGTGCAGCAATGGAAGGCAGACAATTTATGATATTAGATGTTGTTAAACTAGCAATAGGTGCAGGCACGCACATAATGAAAAATAGACAGCAGCGTAAGATGCTGGAGTCAGATGCAGCTATGTTGCATGCACAAAAAATGGCAAGTGGCGAAATTGAGTATCAGGCAGCCGTAAGACAATCAAACGACAAAGGATGGAAGGACGAATTCGTTCTTATTCTCGTATCGGCGCCCGTGATATTATTGATATGGAGTGTCTTTAGTGACGATCCAGACATTCAAGCCAAACTGCACATGTTCTTTGAGCAGTTTAATAATCTCCCTTTCTGGTACCAGACGCTTTTTGTCGGGGTCGTTGCGAGTATATACGGTTTGAAGGGCGTAGATATATTTAAGAAAAAATGATTTGGATAATCTCAGCCATGTTGGTGTACCATGATGTGCCACAGCCTGTGCTGACTGATTATACGATAAGATCGTTTGACACTAAGTATGAGTGTATAGAATACACATGGGAAAATAAAGTAGAGATGGTTGATACTTTATTAGACATGCATAGATACAAAGAAGACAAAGAGTTAAAAACTTTCGCTTTCTTTTGTGAAAATAGATATGTAAACTTAGACGAAGTGTAGTATAACCTACACAACAGGGACACTATGAAGAACAATTTAATATTGGCAATAGCCATAACTATGTTTATAGGCGCGTTTGCAATTAATTTTGCGATAGCAGATGTGACTGGCGCTGGCGCTACGACTAATACACAATCTACGACAGGATCATCAGCCACCAATACAGCTATTACAGGAGGTTATCACAGTGAAGCGACAACAAACTATCAGTCAGGCTCTTCTTCATCAACGACCACCAATAACTCAACCACAAACAACAATAACAGTTACACAGGTGATACCAGAACGGTTCCCTCTGCATCTGCTCCTGGTATCTCTGCTATGTCTCAAGATTTGTGTACTGTTGGCGTAGGTCTTGGAATACAAAAGCCACTGATAGGTGGCAGTATTGGTATCACAAAGCGTGATATGAATTGTGAAAGAATGAAACTATCTAAATTATTATTTGACTTTAACATGAAAGTTGCAGCTGTATCTATACTCTGTCAAGACAGCAGAGTCTTTTCAGCTATGGCCCATGCTGGTACACCGTGCCCATTCAACGGCAAGATAGGTGACGAAGCATTAGATGAATGGAATAAGTATGATCAACAAAGACCAGACTACGAGGAGTATACAAAGACACTGCGATACATGGAAAAAGTTGATGCACAAATTCTGGAGGGACTAGATGAGAAGGAAGCTTATATCTCTGACGGCAGCGGCAATCCTGTCAAGCTCGGCAGCAACTAGCACAGAAGTAATTTTAGAAGACACACCAAACGTAGGCGACACAACTACAATTACAACCATCACGTCTGGTAATCCTGCAAGCACAGGCAACTTAGTTTCACAAGACTTCGACGACGGCAGCTGGGTAGGCACAATGTTTCCTGATAGTTCTGACATCAACGAATCAACTTGGTTGACTGGCAAAGATGGTAAGTATGCAGAAACAACGATAGACTCTGACAATCATTTGTCGTTAGAGGAATTACAACTTGGTTTTACATCTACTTTTGGTGCACAGATACGATGGTGGAATCCTGTCGAGTCAACAGTCACACTTACACAAACCGCAACCAACGGTGTTGACACAACAACACAGAGCACAACGTTTGTAGATACAACAAACCACAACTATCAAACCAATCCGTATTCTAATCAGCTTACACTTGCACCTGATGCACAAAACCAACACGGCACACTTACTGTAAGATTTAGTTTTGATATACAAGGCAATAAAAACTACAACGGAGGTCATGCTGGTGTTGATGTGCGAGATCCTGTGGTGACCGTTGATTACAACACATTGTCAAGCACAACGTCTACCAGTGTAGTTTATTGTTGGCAAAAGAACCCACCGACATGTCCTGGTCAAGACGAGATAGAAGATGTGCAAGAACAGTTAGAACAATTTGAGTTGATGGAGTTTACAATACCAGAAGATATATTTCTTGAACCACCACCAGAAATTGAATACACATTCAATCCTGTCTTTGAAGAGATAGAGGTTGTAGAAGAGTTTGACATAATGCCGATGGATGAATTTTTTTTTGAACCTGAGTATTTCGAAGAAGTTGTCATGGAAGAATTTATTCCAATCGATGTTGTCATGGTTGAGGATGTAGAATTTTTTGATGAACTACCATCACTAGAAATGTTTGAAGAACTGCCTCCGATGGAGGAGGTGTATATGGAAGAAATAGTTATGGAGGAGATGTTTACAGAAGAATTTACAGAAGAGATGCAAGAAGAGTTTATCGAAGAGGTCTTTGAAGAAGTTGTAATGGAAACAGAACCTGAACCCATCGAAGAAAAACCTGCGATGGAAGAAATAAAAGAAGAACCAATTGAAGAGGAAATAGTAAATGAAGAAATTGCAGAGCAACCCAGTA